CCTGAAGACAGACCTCATCAGCCCGCGCGACTTCATATCTTTCTTGCTTTCAAGGAACAGTGTCCCCCGGCTGTCAGGCTTAGTCCGCGGGCTGATGAGGTCTGTCTTCAGGAACCTGTCCGACGGTATGTGGCCCGTCCTGAGCCAATCCCGCATGGCACCCCACATCTCTGCGCGCTTGTTGCCCCACATCGTTTGGTTCTTAGCCTTGTTGCCAAAGTTCACGCCGCGTATCTTGTACCGCTGCTCCTTCAGCCTGTCTACGACGCCTGCGCCTAGCCCGCCTTCGTCGATGCAGACCAGCGCCGGCTGGAACTGCTCTATGGCGTCGATGACATGGCCTGCCACTTCCATAGTGTCCGCACCGCGGTGTCTCCGCAACTCTAGGATGTCACGGCCCTGCCGTATGGCGATGACGGTGGCGTCAGCCCCGAACCGTGCAGGGTCCACACCTATGACGATGGGCGCGCTGGTGTCCTTAGCAGGCGCACGCTTCATGGCGTCATCGACTAAGTTGCTGCCGATGAACTGATCGTCACCTTCTGACGGGAATGCGCCGTACACTTCGACACTGGCTTGGTAGCTGTCTGGCCCGTACTCGTCGATAATGCGCTGGTACAGGTTCTTGTCTGTACCCTCGACATCGCGGGCGTCGATAACGCGCGTTGACCAGAACGCCCGCTTGCTGTGGAACGTTTCGTAGAAATAACCTGTGTTGCGCCGCGGGTTGGAGAAGGCCAGATGGAACCGATGTGGAGTATTCTCTGTAAAGAAACCATCCGATACGGACCAGATGCTGTCGGGTATACCGCTGGCTTCGTCAAATATCAACATCACACCGTCGAAGTTGTGGACACCCGCGTATGCGTCAGGGTTCTCTTCGGACCACAGCCGACCTTCGACTGACCAGTAGCGCGTACCTTTTTTTAGGTCGCGCTCGACCAGTTCCGTTAGCCACTTGGCTGGCATGATGCGTGTGGCGGCTATCTCAAACCAGTGACTGTTCAGCGACATCGCCAGCCACTTGGTAATTTCTGCCCATGTTACTGAGCGCAACTGCGCCTCGGAGTTTGCCGACACGATGGTAGTGCTACCGATCCTTGATGACAGCATCCATATCGTCAGCCATGACACTAAGGCAGACTTGCCGATACCGCGGCCTGATGCAATCGCCAGCCGTGCGGTTGAGAAGTCTACCTTACCGTTGTTCTCTTTGATGTGGTCACGTAGGTCTGACAGTATCTGACGTTGCCATTTACGCGGTCCGGGAAAGTGTTCCAGCGGCGTGCCTGCTTGGCCCCACGGGAATGTGTACAGTACGAACGCTAGCGGGTCATCTTTTAGACTTGGTGACCACAGCCTCGCCATCAACTCCATCTCGTCTTGGGCTGAATATATCGGTGCTTGCATTGCTGGTGTCCTCTAGGCGGGGCAGTTCTGTGTACAGCCCTTCGATGACGCGCGTCTGTGCTTTTTCCAGCGCGCCTGTGATGCTTATCTGTTGGTCGATGTTTACGTCGATCTGCTGCTTGGCTACCCAGCCATGGTTGTGCTTCAGTATGTCGAGTGCTGCCTTAGCGTCGCCATCGCGTGCCGCTTCGTACATCGTCTTGGCCGCGGTCATCTCGCCATCAGCGCGTCCCTTGATCTCAGCCATCTCCACCAGCGGGTCAGCGTCCGCCAATACGCGGAACTGCCGCGGGGTCATGCCAGCAGCCATAGCTAGGCTGTCACCTTTAAGACCGTAGCGCGCAGCTTCATAGATAGACTCCAGCCGCGACTCGGTGGCTTGCATCCGCTCTGGTGTAAATGGCAGTGAGTAGAAAGTCATTGGGTGTACTATAGTGTGTTGCATTCTATTATGCAAAAAAATAAAAATTGTTTGCGATCCCTGTCACAGTCAACGGCCCGACCGCCGGCCCTACCCCCTCCCCTTGGAAATTTGTCGGAATTTGCTTTTACCTGCCAGCAGCTAGCAGCGCAGCTTTGCGCTCTCCACCATACGATTAGCGTTCTTGTTCTGTTCCTGCTGGAATTAGGAATGGCCTTTCCCTTTACGTCAACGTCAAGATTAGAAAAAACACATTGCTAGCTAGCTGCGTAGCTACGCAACATTATCCATTGGGTAGGTCATTTAGGCTATGCAATCGACGGTCGATTACGCGCGCAAATGAGGCGGCCCTCAAACTGTATTAGTACCACAGGTAGGTCATTATTTTCAAAACACCTACTCTCCCGTAAAAAGCATACTACGTACCATATAGGTTATATATTTTATTATTCAGACATTTCACAGAAACTATGACTATTTAGCCTACCAAACCCCAAGATGCGCTGTTTTGCGCCATTTTTCGGTAGGTCATTTGCCTTGTCAGAATAGCCTAACTTTTGACTATTTTGCCGAACTTGATCATAAAGTTATCCACAGGTTTATTTTCGTCAAAAAGGTAGGTCATAAAATAGTCAAAAGGTAGGTCATTTGTTAGGTCATTTAGGCTATGGAACAAAAACAGAACAATACTAGAACGTTTTAAGACTCGACCTCTTTCCATACTGAGGTACCCTCAAACTATTATTGCTCTGTACGGGCCTTAAAATCGGTTTTAGAGGGTAGTGCAGAAATGCCACACAATTTAGTGCAAAACCAATAAATCGACATTAGAGGGTAAAATATCGTTTGGTGTATGCCCTCAAACTATGCCATTAAGAGGGTAGTTAAACAGCAACGGAGTGAGTGACATGACACAAACAACAGAAGGTTATTACGAAGTATCCGCCGAATGGCTTAAGGCCACAGGCAACGGCACTGGCGAGAGCGCGCAGGTATTCCCTGTTGTCCATTCGTGCATGGCAGGTCATCTGCCGATGGTGACAGTGCGCCTCGACGATGGGCGCGAGTGGGCTTTGGTAGCATCATGGCGTGGACGTTATGTCGGCAAGCCAGAGGAGCCAGAAGCGCCAGCCGCCGAACCAATGGTGAGCAAAGAAGATGCTGTCGAGATAGCGCACACCTTTAGCTGGTATATGCGCGATGTCGCAGCCGGCGATAACAATGGCATCTACATCTACGGCGAATGGTTGCTGTCGATGCAAGAGCGCATGGGTGTCGAACTTATGAAGCCAGAGTATATCCGCAACAGCATCGCCCGCGCCAAAGAAGTCATAACTGTGGAGTTCGCAGCATGAAACGCACACGGATAAATGGCTATCGCGTCACCGATTACTGGGACAAGCCCTGCGCTATGCGCGGGCTTACCAGCTACCGCTATGCGGGCCGCTACGGCTGGATTATGATCGGCGCTGTCGATGATGCCGATGCAATCAAAGAAGCCGGGCGCAGCAGCAGCGACACAATCGACCCTGCCAAGCTACAACGCTGGAATGGCGAGCAATACGCATAACCAACCAAAAGGAGTGAGTGAGATGACTAAGTTTCAAACAGGCAAAACCTATTACACCCGAAGCGTTGCGGATTACGACACGATTGTGTGCGTCACAGTTGCAAAGCGCACTGACAAAACAATTGTAACCGCCACCGGCGACCGCCTTAAAATTAAAGTTTGGGACGATGTCGAGCAGGTCAAGCCTTGGGGTTCGTTCTCAATGGCGCCGATTGTAGGCGCTGACCGTTTACTGGAATCCGCAGCATGATCGCGCATATCGCCGCCCTAACCCTATTCGCTGGCGCTGGTGCGCTGGCGATATGGTCAATCATTCACACACTAAAAGGAAACTGAGCAATGACTAACGACCGAACATACCTACGGATGCTGTCAGACAGCGAATTAATCCAAGCCGCAAATGACAGCGGCAATGAACTAGCAATCGTAATGGCAGAACGCCTTAGCGAGATGTTGGATGTTGAAGATGATTTAGCGGCGGCAAAAGACGCAATCAAAGACATCGCGCGCCGCTGCGACATACTAACCGACGAATTAAACGCACTGGAGAATGACCAATGACACCTGAATATATGACAATCGCAGTGCTGTTAGCAGCACAAGCCGCAACGCTGGCAATCCTATGGGACACGCACCGGCAATATAACTGGTTTCGCAAAGCATGGGTGCGCGACACAAAGGAACTGCTGTATTGGAAGCGCCACGCTGTAATGCGCGACCCTAAATCGGGCAAATACGTCAAGCGGGATAGAAGCTAATGGATCACGCAGTAAAAAAGCGCATCAAGCATCTGTGCGGCTACATCACCGACAGAACCGCTGTTATGCAACACATCAACCGCGAATTTAACATAAACCTGACGTTGCGCGACTTAGACGCTGTGGCAAAGGCCAAAGAGCGCCCCACACGCACCAGCCTAGAGGCCATGATGCCCTCGCCGCTGATCGTGACGCACAAGCGCAAAGGGTATGACGATCTAGCCGTTGCGCTGTTCAAGTATCACGCAGCACGGTCATTTGGTGACGATCAAACCTATTGGCTGGCAAGATTAAACGACAAACGGGCGAAGCCCGACATAACAGTGGAACTATAATATGAGCAATCTCGACACCAAAGACCAAATGCGCGTGCTACGCACAGCGGCGAAAGCTATAAAAGAGCATGACCGCATCAAGGCAAAGCTGCGCCAGCAGGAAAATTATCTGTCGCTCGTTTGTCAGGACTACGGCAACACACATAAGCTGTGGGGCGTCCGACCTGAGCATCTGCGCCAAGCCTGTATTGCGCGGGGGTTGTTGGCATGAGCAGCCGCAACCTACCGCACCACCTTTACGTTCATGTTGACAGCGCATTTGTCCGCAAAGGCAAGCCGCGATACGAACCCGCCGTGTGGTTCGCCATACGATCAACGCCGAACCGCGCGTGGGGTTGCCACGTGATGCTAGAGTGCGGCGCAGTCTACCGCAACCTTCCACCCCATGCGTTAGCCTTTAGCGACAGCCCCGACCCGTTGTGGACACTACAGCAAGCGCAAGTGTGGGACTGCTACGGAACAGAATTTGATGTTATCAAATATGTATACTTGGCAGACCTAACGGCCCGCTATGACGGGACAGAAAACCGCGCGACCTGTCTGTTCACCGCTTGTCCAAGCGGCGATGGCTTCAGCGCAGCACCAGAGCAGAGTAAGGAATTTATGTTTATGAAAACTACAGGCGATAGGTTGTTGATCCGACCGACCAACATGGTCTTATTCGAGGAACGCAGTTTCACTGAAGACACCGGCTGGCCCACCGACATCATGACATCAACGAAAGTCTGGAATTGCGAATGAGCAGACCAATGTTTTACCCAATGGGAACGCTAGCCGTTGGCGATGTCGGCACTATGCCAGCCACCGACAAGGGCGCAGCCAAGCGCACCAGCCGCAACGTGTCGCAATACGGCATACGCAACGGCAAGTGCTTCATGTGCCGCACGATCAACGGCGTCACGTTCATTACTAGGTTAGGGTGACATATGACCGACCAAAACGGCTATATGAAACTGACACGCATCCCTGCGGTTCGTTCGTCTAAAGACCCCAACACCTTCACCAATCACCTGACCACCGCAAGCGGCGGGATAGGCGATAGAGTGACAGATGAAACCGCTACGCATTACATGATGCACCACTTTTGGATTGAGGAAAAGAAATGGCCAAAGAAATAAAATACCGCATCGACCCCAAGACAGGGCGACCATTGCATCTGCTTGGCGATCTTGCCGTTGTCCTGAACGATGACGGATCGACAGTGACCGAGCATTATGACGAAAACGGCAGACTTTACAGAACCAGTTACAAGTCTGTCCCATACCCTAAAGATTGGACACCAGAATGATCGATGATGATGACGCGCTGCCCGACCGATACACCGAGCGGGCCGAAGCTACCTTAGCCTATCGGCTGATGGAATATCTAGAGTCCCTTGGCGTGATAAACGCTGACCATGTGGCCTATCTACGCTGGCCCCCGATAGAACTGATCGAAGACGCTGAAGCAGCATTGAAGGATGAGACATGAACGACACACCGCTATTCTTTGTAGTCATAGGGCTGCTGGCGCTTACCGCATACCTAATGGCAACCGCGCCAAAGACTACCGCGCAAGAGCGCAAAGAGATGGAAGAGGATTGGTGGTCTTGATCGGCCCCGAATTATTGAAGGATGAGACATGACCGACGAAGAACATACATTTTTAGACAAACTGCGTTCCGCATGGCGGAAAGTTATCGACGGCGATGGCGGGCGCTGCCCATGCTGCGACAGGTGGGGCAAGATTTACGCCCGCACGCTAAACGAAACTATGGCTAGGTCTGTGGTTTGGCTGGCGCACCACAGCGCGGACGGCGCATGGGTTGACGTGCCGAAGACAGGGCCGCGCTGGTTGGTTAGGTCTAACCAGTTACCGACGCTGCGCTGGTGGGGGCTTGTCGAACGTATGTATAACGAAGACGATCCGACCAAAAAGCATTCCGGCTACTGGCGTGTGACCCAAAAGGGTGTCGAGTTTGCAAACAACCGCCTGCAAGTCCCGAAGAAGGTCTACACCTACAACGCCGAAGTCGAAGGGTTCAGCGACGAAATGGTGACGATCAAGGATTGCGTCGAGAACTTCGACTACAGCGCCGTAATGCAATAGCAGACAAAGAAAAGCCCCCTGCGGAGTGAGGACGCAGGGGGCTTAAAAGGGTCAGCAAAGCGACACCAAGAGGGTTAGTAG